TCTCTGGATAATTCGTATTGTCAATATCTAGAACTAAATTTTGATTAACAACTTTTAATTGTAGTGCTGTATTTGGAGTAGCACTGTAATTATAAACTCTTAATCTATATTTTGATTGAGTTGTTATTAAGTTGGGTTCGAGTAACGAGAAAGAATCTATGTAAGCAGAATATGATGCTGCTAATGTATTTGCACCTTGATATACAGTATTTCCTGTTTGTGATATTAGATTAACATCTACATTTGAAACAACAATGTCTTGTACCTTTAGCGATACTTGTGGTGCTGCTACATAATCTTCTCCTAAGTTTGTAGCAGTAATAGTAGTGATAGAACCAATTCTATCCGTAACAGGTGTAAATGTTGCTCCTTGTCCTAAAATACCGTCAATATATATCGAACCGTTTGAACCACCAGATGTTGATATTGAAAGAGTTGGCAAAGCATCTATACGATAACCCATTCCACCAAGAGGATAGATTTCACCACCCGGCACATATTCAACTGAAGTTATAGCACCATTGGCAGCTACATTTATAACATTTGCATATGCACCATATCCAGAACCACCAGTGAATATGATTCGATCATTCGCTGCATATCCTGTACCTGGGTTTGCTATTTGTATTGGACCTAATATTCCAAGCGAACCTAAATCTCCATCGGCTGAAGGATTGTCTGTTGGATAAGTTGAAACTGCTGTAACACCAATAGCAGCAGCAGAACTTATTCCTCCACCAGCATTAACGACATTAACTGAACTAATTGGGAAAGCAAAGAATGATGTTTTGTTTGGGAATGCATTTTTCAGTGAAGTATTAGCATTAGCTGTCGAACCAGAACTTATAAAAGTATATGTTGCGTTTCCGATGGCAACATTGGCAGAATATGTTATGCTATAACCAATAATGCCTGCCACATTCGCAACATATCTTTCCGTATCGTCAAAGTTTCCTACTTCAGCTAAAGCTCCAGCTGCATTAGTTATAACAATATTTGTGTTAGAATTTGCATTATAACCATAACCACCTGTTATTGTATTGATTCTTTGAATAGATCCTTTTGTTGTCTGACTGACTACAGCAGCAGCGCCTATTCCTGTATTTGAATTCAAACCACCAACAAAAACTACAGGATCGCCTTCTTTGTATAGCTGACCTCTATTGTTAGGATCAATTCTTACTTGATTGATTTGTCCAATTATTTTCGCTCTAAGAACATTTCCATCGAAAAGAACCGGTTGATTGAAAGAATCTACAACCTTAACGAATTCGCCTGTCTCAAAAACTCTAGTGATATTTGAAATATAAACTTCTGTTTTGGTATTCGCTATTACAGCATTTTCAATTGTAGCAATTGTTTTTGATGTTTCACCAAACAATCTTAGATTTGTGGTGTCTAAAAAATTTATGTCAGTAGAAGCCAAACGAACACTTCTTGCTACATACCAAATACCATCAGATGCTCTTAATACATAATCCTTTGTATTGAAATAATCAAAATCAGAATCAAAAAGTAATCTGAAAAGAAACTTGTATGATCCTGGAGTTCCTTTTGATTTGTATAGTTGTTTTGCTAGTTTTACTGCTTTTCTTTTGTCTGATAAAGCATCTTCTGGAAAGTTAGGAAGGAAATCATTGACAAAATAGTTGACGAATTCATCTGTAGTTTCATCAATGTCTTTATAGTTAAGTAAGTTCTTTGAGAAATCTAATACTTTTCCATTTTGCTCCATCCATTCATAGTACGCTTGTACAAACTCTACAAATTTGGAGTAATCAGGATTGTCCTTGATGAAATCAGGGAACTGCGAGGGTACTAGTAACGAAGTCTTTTTATCTGTAGACATTATTGCGTCTTAGCTGTTAAATTGACAGTAATTGCGTTAGGATCAAATGGATCTACCGTGATGATTCTATTGAATGATGAAGATATAATTGTTGAATCTGGATTTGCAGTAATAGTAAGCTCTGCCAATTCGTTACTTACTGTAACTGGATTAAATGAGTCTAATTGAACAAGACCAGTTTCATAATCGACTGTACCAACGGAAGGATCAAGAACGATTTTAACACCCAAAGCATTATAGTAGTATGTTCTGAGTGTACCAAATCTACCTTCAATATTTGCTATCGCTACACCTAAAGTTCCTGTAGTATCACCTTCTGCGGCAGCAATTGTAACTACTGCACTTGTATAATTCGAACCTTTATTTGTAACATTAATTTCTCTGATAGTTCCATTTAAATTAATTACTGCCTTTGCAGTTGCTCCTGCTCCATCACCAGTTATTGTTACTAGTGGTGCTGTTTGATATTTAATACCAGGATTGATAATCGAGATAGAATCAACACCACCAGTAGAAGAAGGAATTTCTTCAATAAAAACATTTGTTATTGTGCTAATAAGATTATCGGGATCTCTGAACGTCATTGCTGGCGAACTAGTTATTCCACTCTGAAACATTCCTCTTGCTAACTTTGTTCCAAAATTTAAATTATAATTAGTTGGAACTGTTAATGAAGGAAAAAACTTTTTCTGAGTTTGTATAATCAGTTCGTTGGTTATGATCGAAGGATCTACTGATAAAATACTATTGGTAATATCTGTTTCTAAGAATGTTGAATTAAATGTATTCAACAAACTAGTTGCTGTATTTGAAATACTTTGTTGTATTGCAGTTTGCAATTGTGGTGGAGTTAATGTAGTTTTTCTTGGATCATAAAGTACATTAGCTGTTATTTTAAGATAAACATAATCTGGATCAATCAGAGTAGGATCAACCGTCAAAACAGATATTGGTTTAATAACATCTTGTATAATTTTTTGTTTTTGTGTATCTGTAAAGAAGTATGCTCCTGCTGGTTTGATTGATATAAACACTTGTCCATATACAGGAGGATCATTTTCTTGTCCACCCCAAACATTCACAGCATCAAAAGCATATCCTAAATTGTTTTGTTGAATTAATGTGATATAGTCATCTTTTGAGACTGCACGGTTTTGTGCTGAATAAAATTTTGGTGCTTGAAACTTAATCGAATCAATAGTTTCTTTTTCTCCGCCTTTCGATGCAGGAAATACAGGAGTTACTATTGGGGTGCCACCTATTTGTGTGGTTACTGTGAAGTTATTGGCTCCACCAGCAGCAGTTGCACTTGTTTTAACATAGGATACTCGTACAAGAGATCCATCGACTAATTTTTTTCCAGCAATCCCATCACCAAAATATATTTGATAGTTTCCAGAAATTCCTTCTTGTAGGAAGTACACTGTGGATGATCCATTCAGTGTGAGAAAATCAGTTGCTCTATTATAGACATCATATGAACTTGACGAGGGATTTGGATATACGGTAACTTGCAGAGTGGTGGTATCTATACCATCTTGTTCTAAGTCAAATATTGCATCTGGATTTGATGGCTCATCATATGTAAATGAGAACGTAGCAGGAATACCTTGCTTAATTTTTATATTGTTGATTGTTGCAACACCACCAGTTATTGTGGCTGTATAAGAGTCAGTCGTTACAAAGTTGTAATTTGTTCCGTTCACTCTCTCAGATAAGAAAGATGAAAATTTAGGTAACGTGAATACTGTTCCTGACAATCCAGATACACTCAAATTAACTGTTGCTTCAGGTGCTATGTCTGATGTTGGAATATAACCTAGTAATTTAGCATGTGATACAACTGAATTTCTTTTTAGTGCAGAATCTAAAAACATCTCATTTGCAACCATATTTAAATAGTATGCATTATACTGAGTGTTATATGTCAATACATCTAGCAGAGTATTGATACCCGAACCTGTAAAATTATAGTCTTTAAATGTATCTTTAGATTTTAAGAAAGCAGCTAGATTTGTTTTGATGTCTTGAAAATCTAGGTCTGCTACTTGATTGTATGTATTGGCAATGGCCATTATCTAGTCCTCTTTAAAAGAAGATTTAGTGTTGTTGGTGTCGTATTATTCGCTATATAAAATCTTAGAGTCACATTATAACCATTTTCATCCGGGGTTGCTCTTACAACAATCGGATTGTTCTGTTCTCCTGTATTAGGATTTGTAGAAAAATCAAGTAAAACTCTAGGTTCATAATTTGTTATGCAATTTTGTATTTCTGTGGCAATAACAGATTCCATTTCTGGACCTGTATTTTCGAACAATAGACCAGTTAGGTTTGATCCTACGTTAGGCTGAAACAACCTCTCATAGCGATTGGTTAACAGTAAGTTTCTGACTGAACGTAGGACTGCCTGTTCATCATAGCTAATGGTTACATCTCCAGTTACTGGATTTCTATTGAACGACAAATCTATGTCGGAATATATTTTTTTTATTGTTGTCGTTGCCATTTACTATTTATGTTGCTATTTTAGACTTTAAGTAATCTGTTCCTACTAAATTATTGATTAAGTAGCTTTGAGTATTACTTACATTTGAAAATCTACCTAAAAATCCATAATCTCTGCCTACCTGTATAGTTGCTTGATAGAAGGTCCAATCATCATTAATTCTATTATATATTTGATTATAAAGTCCTCTAAATGAAACATTCATGGTTTGCATTTGAGAAGCTGACAATGTGCATGTATTTGACCAATAACCAGAAGGCATACCGGGAATAAAGGTATTTGTAGTATTAGTGATAATCAAATTCGTATAGTAATTAAATGTAGTGACGTTTGAGGATAGCTCATCACCAATAAACAAACTCGTCATTGCACCCAAACCACCAACAGCATTTGCAATACCATCAGTTTTGTTTAACATAAAGGTATTTTCATTACCATATGACATGACAGCATCAAAAGTCGGAGACAATTCAGTTGCAGAATTTGCAGAAACTCCAGACACATTATTTGTGTGAGAAATAAAATCACTCAACAACATGGTTACAGCAACAATATTATTAGCATTTGCAAGATATTGAATTGAATTTGCATCTGCTCCCATAATGCTATCAACAATTTGTTGTGCACCTGGAGAAGTAAAACTCACATTTATCATGGCACTACCAAATGAATTGATCGTGCTAATTAAGTTGCTGGTAACGTTTTTAACTGGATTTTTATAATATGTCTCTCTATCAATAGGACCATTTGCCAAATCTGTTATTTGCCAAGATTTAAATGTGATGTTATTTGAACTTGCATTTAGCATGTCCTTTGCATCAGCACTTATGTTGATTGCGCCTCCAAATTTATTCGTATCGAATTTATACTCGTATCTCTCAAAAACACTATTTGCTGACATATTCTAACCTCATGCTGAAAGTAATGGTGGTGTAAATCCTGGTTTTGTTGCTGCTGCCCCTTCTCCTGTATCCGGATAAATTGGTGAACCAGATGGACCTCTTGGTGTATTGTGAATGTGGCGATTGTAAGTCACTCTTAGTTTTGATAATGAACCAAAAACATCTCTAGTGTAAATGGTGTTCATGATTCCTATGTTACCAAACGCACCATTAAATGTTGGTGCAGATACAGAAGTCAGTGCTACAACAACTCCTGATGGTAATATAGATCCAGGTAAAGTAAATCCAACATTCAATCCACCTAAAGTTTCTATACCACCATATGCAAATAATTTATATCCTGCCGATATGTTCTCACCCGAAGTAATTGAGTTACCTACTCGTAATCCTCCAGCTACAGTCAGATCACCATTAACAACAACACTATTTCCTGTATTCAAATAGATGTTAGGTGCAGTCACAGGATTTATTGCTTCTCCTGATGCTCCTGCGGTGATGTTAATATCTCCACCAGAACTAAGGTCTACATTTCCTTCAGCAAAGATTTTACAATCACCACCAATCATTGCACCATAAGTACTTGTCGTGTTATCGGGTCCTTTTTTTACTACAGCAGTCAAACTACGCATTTGAGCATAAACATCACCATTAACGGTAAGTTTTGCATCAGCTTCGATGTTGATGTTACAAACGCCTTTTACTACTACATTATTATTGTTAACAACAACGGTAAAATTGTTTCCGCTAATTGTTGTTTGCATTGAACCATCAGGCTCTATCCAAACCTGTGTATTACTTTTGGCGTGTTGAAGTATGATTTGTTCGTTTTCTGGAGTATCATCCAAAATAAACATATGACCAGCTTCAGTTTGTTGGCCATGTATATAAGGATATACTCCTGGTTCTGGTGATGTTGCTACACCTACACTGCCTAATGGAAGATTATAAGCCATTGTTTTTCCTTAAAATATCGTCACATTCACTATTGGTTTAGATGGTTTATTTACAGCACTTCTTATAACATTCAACATGTTGTTAATTGATGCATCTTGAGTTTCGCTGAAGTTATCAAGTGATTGACCAATGGCTTCTGCTCCGGCAATAACTGCTTGTGTAGCTTGTTCAGCTAATGTTATATTAGCCTGTAATGCTTGAATTTCTGCTAATAATCCACCAGTATTGAATCCTAAAGATATTGAAAGAGCAGAAGCAATAGCATTTTTAATAGCAGTAATACATTCTGCCAATGCTCTTCCAATTATCTCGGGAAGTCTAGCAACAAAATTAATTAGTGTTGCAATATATCTTTCTACCTGTGCTAGTAGTGCGGCGCCAACAATGTAAGTTTCAATTAATTTGTTTATGTATCTTAATTTCTCTGCTATGTATCTTGCTATTTCTGTTATAGATGTTGCTAGAGGTCCAGTAAGTCCTAATGCGGTTAATGCTTTAGAAACTATTTCTCGTATTGCCTGAACTATTTGTTGAAACTTTGAACTTTTAATAAAAGCTTCTAATTGAAGAACTGGAGCGCCTAGTTGTAAATTTGGAACTTTAACTCCATTTCTAAGAGTCATTTGAGTATTTCTAGGAAGAGGAGAACTAAACGGCTCACAGAAATGAAATCCTGGTCTATTGTTTGCTGAAAGTGCTCCACTAAAAATACCTCTGAATACGTCGGCAGTTTTTTGCAGACCTTCAATTTGAGCATCAGTGATAAATCCTGTTGATGGTGGATTTTTTTCTATAATATAAATTTGTCCATTTTCTGTAAGTTCGTATGATTCACCAAGCCTAACTCCACTAAGATTAACATTTACAGTCATTTTTTAACCCTTAGATATTAATTTTTGTATCTTTACCAACACCAGTAGTCACATTGTTAAATGCTGCAAAAGTACCAAACATAACAGGTGCTTGTGCAGATTCGCCATCTAAAAAGAATCCTACAACCCAATCTCCGATTCTTAATTGATGTATTGTAGATGACGCTGGATTAGTAACCGGATAAATTGGTTGCACCCAAGGCAAATCTTGTACGGGAACCTTTGCGTCTGCTTCTGGAGAACCATCACCATGCCAACCAAAAATTCTAACCTTACATCTTCCCAAACCTAACGGATCCAATCTTTCTTTTACCACTCCTATCCACCAAACAAAACCATTTTTACCAATAAAATGTGGCTCATACATTATGCAAGTCTCCCATTCTGTATATTTTGACTACTATTGTCGGTTAGTATATTTCTCTCAGATAAACTATCAGTAACCGCTTCAACTATACAGAGATATTGTCCTCTAAAATTAAGCACATGACGTATTGCTGATACTAGGTAATTACCTGAGTAATATTTATTGTTAGCTTTTTTCCCTGTACTATCATCTAAAGACATTGAAGGAATGTTTAGTCGTATTTTAGATCCTATAGTCAAGTTCGGATCACCATATATAGTGAACTCTACGATCATTGACCTAGACAATCCAATCTGTGCTGTTCTATATGGTATATAAGTCTCGATGTCAATACTAGGAACAATTGTTTTCAGAGACTCACGATTATTGATAAGCGGATTTTCTCTCTGCTTGGCATTTGTTGTCATCACTTTGAATACTGAATTTGTCATTTGACTTTCTTCTTTACCATATCTATTTGTGTATCCTGTAGTAAGAGGATATGGATTTAATGACGCCGAAGTATTAAAGTAATCATTATATTTAAATTCCGTAACTTGATACTGCTGCAATAATGGATCTATAGTTACTAATTTGTTTGCATATAAACCAATTTGAGTTGCCTCTAAAGAATCAAAATGCTTTTTTATGTTCAACGTCAGCATGTTCTTTAGTCCATATTCTAAGTACTCTTTTTCTCCAGGAGAATATATTCCTTGCGGGCTATAGAAATATTCAGCATATGAATTACTTGTGTACAGAGATTGCAAAGACCTAAAGTTATATCCATTTACCGTATCATAAAATAACATGTCGGCACCAACATGTCCATACTGTGCTTTTGCTGGTTTCGCATAACCACACAACCATTGTATTGCTTCAAAAGGAGTCTTGTTTGATATGATGAAACTATATGTTCCTTCAGTATCTTCAAATACTGATTTTGGTAATAAATGCCTTCTTGTGTTTAATTCAGTTGTTAATAAGTCTTGTACGATATAGTTAATTGTTTTTTGATTGTATGATTTTACAATTCGTGTTTGTTGATTTAGAAAAACATCTTCTGACACAAAGTTGATTGTAAATTCTTCATTGTTTCTGCTAACTGGAATATTTTTTCCAATTCTGTGAACTCTAAAATACACATCATTAAAAGGATCATTTTCTCCAACTTTAGAGAAGCTTATTTTTATAAAATTAAATCCAGTAATGTTGAATATTTCAATAAAACCTTGGGAGTCAGTTAATGATACATGACCAGAAACTACACCAGAATACATGCTCTCATAAATTGAAAGTTCTAGTATTGATGGTTTTAAATTGATTGCTTGTCCACTAGAAGTAATTAGATCGACACTTGCAATTGTAAATTCTTGTGGATTGGTTATGTTTGCCATTATCGACTATACAATGCTTTAAATTGATTTTCAATGTTTAAAACATAATCCTTGTCTATCAGACCTATGTTTCTTTTCGATTCGTTAAGATTATATTCATAATCATAGGCATTTACCTCAGCCTTACTTATAGTTTGTTTGATAGTACTACCATCTGGCATTGAATAAGTTGTGGTACCAATAGTCGTATTGGCATATTCACCTTGATCGATGATAGTCACAAACTGAGATTGTTCTCCCGTAGCTACATCTTCATTTGTCATTATTTTTTCATAGTGATGAATTTCCAATACTGAATTGCTTAATGACCCGTATTTGTCGATTAGAAATAAATTAAAATTTTGTTGATTCAACGGCCAATCCCATTGCAAATCTTGTACGCTATTTTGATTTGATAATGAAAGCAACCAAAATTGTTCTGGTGCTCCGTAGTACTTGTTTGCAACGATTTCTGGTAGGTCACTATCTTTTAATTCATATTCATAGAACAATAAAGGTTGTTTTGTCAATTGATTGACCAAATAAGTTCTGGTCATGATATCCTTCATTGCAACTGTGCTGCCATCTATTTGTTGATAGTTTATGTATGGTAACTGTGAAAAATATCTCATTAGTAGCCTTTTTCAATCTGCTTTTTGTCTTGAACGCTAAGTTCTTTGAATGTGAGAGTCATTCTTGTTTGAACTGGATATCCACCTTCATGTGCAGTCCATCCACCACCAGAAGCAGCATAGTCAACATCAATACTTTCCAGAACGCATCTGTCTATTCGATGTATGTTGAAGTTTTCGTTGTTATCATAGAAAAACTTAATTTCAAAGGTGTCAGGCATTTTGAAGAATAAATCATTGTTTATGGCGCCACCACCAATTTCCGGTGCAGCATGATATTTAAATGCCTTTATGATTGTTTTTATGGCTTCTGCTTCTTCTCTACTTGAAGGAGTGAATAGATAATTAAATTGAAAACTTCTTAATGCTGTTGCTTTGAATAATAGTTGAACTTGCGGGTTGATCGCTAATCCTTGTCCTTTCAATAGTGCATCGACTGGAATTAAATCCGAAGTGAATTTTCTAGCTAGTGCAAGTACAGAAGGATTTGAAGTTATCGTATTAAGAAAGTTTCCCGACAAATTCTCAAAAA